TATTTCAAAATCAGTAATTTTATGAAAGTGGAATCCGTGCGTTTCGTCACCGCTTATTTCGGTGGTTTCAATAAGGTCACCGCCCAATTTTATGGTGTCACCGGAAAAATACAGTCCGTTGCTTACAAGGTAACTACTCCCGCCGCCCTGAATTTTGTTCCACTTTTTAGCGGATCTAAACCATACGCTACTGTCAGCGGTTTTGTAGAATATCGCGCCTGTTGTCGGCTCGCCGTATTTCGGATTGGTCATTTTAGGCGTATCAACCCCCGAAGGCAGAATAAGCATGGTATCCGCTTTTAATGCCTTAAACTTATACCCGCCCGGGGTGCTGTTGGTTTGCATTATTTGGGCTGAAGCAACGCCGGTAATACAAAGTAAGAATATTAGAAATTTAGTTGCCATGCGCCAGTAATTTGAAGTGAAATTTGAACGGTTGCGAAATCATTTGAAGCCCCTGTAATAGATAGGCTTGTTATGTAACATCCACCGCCAATGGTGTAAGTGGTAATCCCGTCTGTGTATTCATAACTAAAGTTTAGAAACTCATTATTCTGCTGCCAGGCTATCATTTGGCTACTGGCTATTTGCGGGTCACCGCCCACGGTGGTAATAAGTAGGCTGTCCACATTAATGGACCCGCTTTTGTATGTTGGCAGTACGTTCACGTAATTATCAGTAGGGTTCGTTATTTCCAACATTTCAGTATTTAGCTGAAGGCTGTCGGAAATCGTGCATCCGCTTATGCCGTAGCCTGCCGTACTGTTGTACTCGCTGAAATATAGTTTGGAAAATTTGCCGGGTATTGGTATCATATTTTAGTCTTTTTGAGGGTCATCTTGATTTTGTTGAATCCAAAATCTACTTTGGGTTATCGTATCGGTTGCATCGTAATCAATATAAGCGAAGATGGCAGAGTAAAAATCACTTTTAACGTCCCAATCAAACGCGACGCATACGAAAACGTAAGGGGTTGAAAACCCCGGTATATCAAGGCTGTAAATATCACCCACATTTAGCCCTTTGCCGTATAACTCCGCTTCGACAAATATTTGCGTTTTAGCGAAAAGCCGCATGTAAGTATTTGTAGCAAATTGGGTAAGGCTTTTTTCGTTTGGTTCATATCCGCTGTAAAATTTGCTATTAATCCTTAGCCCTGCATTATCGTAAATAAAACTTATAAAATCGTCAAACTCAAAAAATGCTGCTTCATTTGGGCTAAACTCTGTGTCATATTGCAAACCAATGGTTTCAAAACTTTCGCTATTCCTTAGCCCTTTACGCTGCTTTGTGGCAACCGATTTGAAAAGTTTGTAGTCAACCGGGTTACTAACTTTGCTTGCCAATACTTCAGCGTAGGCTACCCGTACATAAGTATTTGTAAAATTGTAGGTACTGCCCAAAGATGGCACCTCAGGCCGGTAAACTCGCAATGTTAGAACGCCGCTAACGGGTGCCACTGTCGCCACGTTAACCACACCACTTATTGCATTATCACCGGAAATCAAAAAAGGTGTTGCCGTCTGATCCCATATTAAATCATCCCGCAAATAGTATGGCGTACCCGTTCCCGTTTCGCTCAATAAAACTGCAAATTGAGCATTTACATCAAAACCTAAACTAGGTGTATATTCATAGTTAAAATAGACTACCACGTTTTCACCCTGCGTTACATTGCCACCTAAATTTTCATAATAATCTCTTGAATCCTGAATGGTGCTAACATAATTACCAATAACCTTAAACCAATTTTTACCGCTTATGGTTATGAGGTCAAACATTTCATGTCCTAATAATCCAAACTGTTCCCACGCTTCAAAACCTTTGTTGGGGCCTGATGGAATGTAGCTGCTAAAATCCCTGTTTTGTTGTGTGTGCCGTATTTGGTAATGATGGCTTTTACCGGTGGTTTTACTCAATGGACTTTCAAAGCGGATATTTAGCCCCCGCCCAACAACTTTGTAATCTGCCAGTAAATCAACCGGTGTAGTTGCGTCTTTTTTGTCAATCCAATTTTCAATAACCCAATTACCGTTTTTTTGATACACCACGCTTTGCATCATGCGAAGCATTTTACTTAAAATATCGTATGCGCTTTGTGGCTCCTGCCCATTAAAATCTAAGGTCATTGCCTGCTCTAAATATGCAATCTCTTGAACCGGCAATGTGCTGAAATCAGTATGCGTTATACTATTGCTATAAATAATGGGCAGGCTTATGTCGGTATATCCCAAAAGCCTTGTAACCATCGTTTCAAAAGACTGCTTCTCTACAAAGAATTGAGCCAGTATATTATCAGGTGTATTCTGCAGCGCCCCCAAATTATCAGAAAACTGCAACACAATTTCACGAAGGCCATAAGGAGAGTAAGTCACCGAAGTTTGCGGCTGATACCAGCCCCGCCACTCAAAACCGCCTGAGCCGGTAACTATAATAAACCAATCGCGGTTTTCCGATAACACAAATTCCGCAATTTCCGAAGGCTGCAAACTTATTTTAAGAGTAAGCTGTGCGCCACGGATTGGCCATAAAAGGTTACTGTTGGTTTTGTCATATCCTAATTTTAGGAAATCGCGCCCCGGCATAAATGGCAACACTTCCACGCTGCCAGTGTAGCCCTCCTGCTGAATGGTTATTGATATGTTTTCGCTATCTAACAGCGTTACAAAATCAAAATGGTATCTGTCTGCTAATGCCATAAGTTACCCAAAGTTAACGCTGCGATTATTGCCAGCCTGGTTTAGAATAAATAACAAATCTCCACCGCTTACCCTCGCCGATAAAGTACCGCCCCCGCCGCCCATGTTACCAAACCGGCCATTGCTTACAATATTGCCGCTGCCGGTGGGTACAAATAACTCTGGGCCGTTTTCGCCCACAATGTAAGGACTGCCGCTGTTTACCGTTCCGCCCTGTGCCTTGAAGCCTAATGCCCCTTTGAAGGCATCTAAAAAGCTAACAGGATTAGCCCCGCCGCCTGTTGCAATGGCTATAATGGCCGCTAATGCAGCCGCTTTGGCAAGTTGTATGATTAGGCTTTTAATGGCCTGTTTTAATCCTTCAACTGCGTTTTCTCCACCTGCTAAGGCATTGAATGAGGCATCAATGATGGGGCCTAAAAGCGCAAAGTTATTTTTTATGTCGGCCACCTTGTTGTTAATGGCAGTGAGGTTGTCGAGTTCTTCGGTTGATTTTGTACCCGGCAATAGATTAACCGGTGCAAAGTTTTTAGCTGCGCTTTCAACCGCTTTGGTACTGGTGAAGCCTGTGGAGATTAGTTTAGCCTTATATAATAAAGCCTGCTTTTCAGCCGTTAATAACCGTGCATCTTCTTCTTTTCTAACTTGGCTTATGGCGGTAACTAAATTAAAATAGCCATTGGCTAATGCTGCAAGTTTATCCGCGCTGTTCGCCGGTAATGCCTCATAAGACTTATTAAGTTTTTCCTGTGCATCCGCTGCGTTATTGCTATTTGCTGCAACTTCTTCTGTACCTGTTCCTAATTCTGCAAATAAAGCTGTGGATTTTGTTAATGCCTCAATTGCAGAATTATCAATATCTTTTCTTTGTTTAGTTATTTGAATGTATTCATTATTTGCTAAGGTTACGGCCTTTATAGCATTTTGTTTTTGCACTAAAGCGACTTGGGACTTTACTAATTCCCCTTCTTCCGTTAATGCGTTTTGACTTGTCGAAATTGCCGTTTCCTTATTTACCTTGTCTAAGTTTTTTTGCGCCTCTGAAATTTTCTTTATTGCATTCTCTTGTTTAATAAAAACATTTGCTGCTTCATCGGCATATTTTGTGGCTACCGCTTGTTTTATTAAGGCTTGAGTAAATAAATTTGTTTGGTCTGTAATAGCCTTACTGCCAACATTTGCCAGTGTCAATTTTTCGCCGTAATCGCCTAAAATTTTATTGCCATTTTCAAGCGCTTTATTCCGTTGCTCTATTGGTAGTTTGGCGTTAGCCGCTATATCAACAAATGCCTGTAGCTGTAAGCCTGCCGACAATGCAGGTGCCTTAGCTTTATCTAGTTCACTATTAAAATCCTCCTGCGCTTTTTTTGCCTCTTTAGCCTTGTTGGCAAATATGCCATACCCGTTACTATAAGCATCAAACAGCTGCACGGCTCCAATCAATAACCCTATGCCTGCTGGCCCCGCTAAAGCCCCAAAAAATTGCTTAGTGGCACTCGCGCCCTGTGTTGCACTTGCCCGTAAAGCCGTTACCGATTGAATAAATGGCTCAATATTATTGGCAATACCAATAAACCCAAAAGCGGAATCCTGAGCAATGCGGCCTAAGTTTAGAACGGCAAAGGAGGCCTGGTTTGTATTCTTTGCAGCGGTGGCAAGTTGTGTGGAAAATTGGCCGGTTTTAATTTCATTGAATGCGCCTTTTGCCTCCCTTAATTTGGTTGTTAGCTTTGCAACTTCCTCCGGACTTTTGCTATTTTTTAAAGCGGTTTCAACTTCCTTTATTTTTTTCTCAAAAGCATCATAAACGCTTACCGCTCCTTTAATCTCAACATCAAACTTTTTTGCAAAGTCCTCAATTGCTTTTTGTGCTTTTTCGGTTTCAGCGTTTAAAACTATGCTTAAAACATTATCGGCCATACTATAAAAATTTAAGGCTGGCCAATGTTAGCCAGCCCTTTGTTGCTTTAAATATTCGATCATTTCCGCCACGGTCGCGGCTTCACTATCGCCATCAATAAGGTCAAGTTTCATAAGGTCAGATGGCTGCTTTATTTTCTTAGCCCCTGCGCTTTTTACCACCATGAATCCCAGCCATCTGAACCGCTCTAATTCCTTTTGTTCAGACAGCCTAAAGCCTTCAACAAGGTCACCATATTGGGCTGGTGTGTACCGGTAATATTCCCACGGTTTTAACCGGATCACGCCAAAAGCAAACGCCTTTACACTTCGCCAGCTAATTTTTTTTTATCCGCTTCGCTGGCTGCACTAAGCAACGCCTGCGCCGGTTGGCTAGCTGTGTAGTCATCAATCACAACCTTTAAAGCCGCCGCCGCTTCATCGCTCTGCATATTAGCTTCCAGCCATCTGAATATTTCGCCTTTAGTAGCCTGCTTCGCTTCATCCCATCCTAAGCAATAATTTTCATGGGCAAAATATACCAGGTTGGAAACAAACTGAACCGTACTTTTTGCGGCTGCATCCTGCACCAGCATCTCGCTTACGTGCATGCCAAAATGTAGCTTCAGTGTTTTATCGTTTACTTTTAGTTCCGTCATAAATTAAATGCCGTTTACAGGGGTTCCACTAACAGATAAATTTGCATCAAATGAAATGAAGTTGTCAACTTCGGCCGATACCGTTAAGGAAGTCAATGAACCAACGCCGCTGAAGTCCAACACGGTGCCAGCTGTTGCTGCATCGCCTATTACAAAATCCAAAATAGTATTAGCAGCAAACCAATTATAAAGTTCATTAGCGCTGATAGTTCCTGCATCACCGGCAAAATCGGTAACTCCCGCGAAAGGAATTTCAAAGGAGGTGGTGCCAGCGGTTTTTAATACGCCACATTTGGTGTTAGTGCTTATTTCTTCTGCTGTGCCGTCCAGGCTCAAAGTAGTGTTACAAACCACATATTTAAATGCTGTGGTGCTGCCATTTTCGCGCAGATACAATTTAACGAGGTTGCCCGTTTTTTGTGCCATTTTTATTAGTTTTTAGAAATTAAATGTTCAAATCGCATGGTCTTGATATAGGTGGTCACGCTGTCAACTACAGAAACTCTTTCATCGCTGCTTACCAATTTTACATTGGCGTGCGTAAAGCCGTCTATACTTAAATAGGTGTAATTATTTGGCACCATTAAGCCAATAATATTATCGCTTATTTCATCAATACTTTTCCGCCCGCCGTACTCGCGCCATTCGCTGTAAATCTCAATGGTGGTGGTGGTGCGGTACATCTCGCAATTCTTAGCCGATATGCCAGCCGTGTTCACCGTTAAAATTCCGTAGGGTGCCACCGCTGAAGATGGCGGGTTTTGCCCGTAAAGTACGAAGTCATTTAATTTTAAAGCATCGGTTAAGGCTTTGCGTACATACCTGGTCGGGTCGGTCATTTTATAACTGCTTTAAGGTCGTTAATAATGCTGTCTTTTAGTTCATCGTAAGCCTTATAAAAGTAAGGCTGAGCCTTTATGCCGTTTCTGATAATGCTTAAATAGATGGCATAAGCTGCATCTGCCAGCCTTTCTTTATCGCCTTTGTTGTTGGTTCGTTTTTGGGTTTTAGTGCTGTATGCCGCTGAAATTCCTTTGCGCTTTACCCATTCGTAAATCCGCTTTTGAAATTCAATGCCACCAGCCATCTTATCCTTATTTTTAAACTTTGCCGCAATATCCGCTCTGCCATTGGCTTCAAACTTTCTTTTAGTACCAAATTCGATATAAGGTGCATAAAACGTATTGGCAACAACAACTTTATTAAACGGCACTGAGGTATCGGCATAAAT